CAACTTTCCCATCAATTATTAAAACGAGCGATAGACGCTTAATATTCAGGTGGTATTTGTACGTATAAGGGTTTTCAATTCTGTTAAACCTGGAGAAAGGATACTAGAATCTTAGAGACTTAAAAAACGACAATAGAGAATTTTACATCATAGGAGGAAAACAGATATGGCACAACACGTATCTCCGGGTGTATATACTAAAATTATCGACCTTTCACAATTCGTACAAGCGGTACCATCAACAATTGGTTTCATTTGTGCACTAACAGAGAAAGGAGAAGATAACACCCTAAAATTTATTGGCGGTAGAGCTGACTATATCGCCGAGTTCGGGGAACCGAACATTAGCACGTATGGAAAACATTACGGACAAGGCCCTTATTGCGCATATAACTATTTAGGAGAATCGGGAGCTCTTTATTTTATGAGATGTCTTCCAGATGATTCAGCATACTCCAATATGAGAATAGACGCAACATATGGAGCTTCAGATACCACAGCAAGCATAGTAGTTACTTCTGTTGATACTTTAAATACTGAAACCGAAATCAAAACTAATCTATCTTTAGCTGCTGTTCCGCCAACATACCCAATTTGCTTCTTATATCCAATAGGAAGAGGGCAATGGTATAACGGTCTCGGGATTAGAATTACTGAAGTTGCTAACCCGACTCTTTGGGATCAATATATCATAGATATTTATGAGAGACAGTTAGACGGTGAAGATGAAATTATTGAATCATTTGAAATTTCATTTGATCCGACCGCTAGAGATGGTGCCGGTGATTCTCTCTGGATTGCTGATGTATTAAATACATATTCAGCAGTTCTTAGAGCTGATATGACACTAGTAAGTGGAGAATACAGTTCAGGGTATAATGCTGTTGTTAAAGTATATGATAAAAATATTGGTAATATTCTTACAGTTACAACTGCGGGTTCTGCATCAATCACAGATAGTAAACAAGATTTTGGAGATTGGGATACATTGCCAGAAGTTGGTAATGCTAAGTATTCTATTTCTGCAAAAGACGCAAAAGGTGTTGAAATTTGGGGTTGGATGGGAGCATCCAGTGGAGTTGATGGTGAAACAGTTAATGTATTTAATGAAAGAGCATTAGGTACTGCATCTCAGAGTTGGAATGGAAATGTAACAGATTTTGATATAAATACAGAAGTTGAGTATAGGATTAAAGCTAATATCAGTACATTTGCAGAACCATTTATTGGCTCAATTCCAATTCCATTAAGAAAAGGAAGCGATGGATCTCTGTTAACTGGAACAGGTGATATTGATACTGCCGAAGCTACTCAAATATTAGCACAAGGTTATGCTGGACTTCTTGATGATGCTGTATTAGATACTGAAAACATCTATTACTCAATGGTGTTTGATGCTGGATATCCATCTGATGTTAAGTCACAGATCAGCACTCTTGTTCAAACAAGACGTGACTCTGTTGGTATTATTGACAATGGAGATAACCCATCATTTACTGCATCATTGGCGAAAAGAAGAAATGATCACACATTTAATACTTACTTCTTAGCACTTTATGAGGAATATAATAAAGTGTATGATATATTTACAGGACAAGATGTATGGTTCTCACCAGTTTATCATATGTCTTATATTCTACCAAGAAATGATAATATTGCAGAGATTTGGTTTGCAGCAGCTGGTTTCAATAGAGGTGCAATTGACACAATCAAAGAACTGAGATTCAATCCTCGTCTTGGAGAAAGAGATCAGATGTATCTCGCACAACTAAACCCGATTGTAAAGTTCAATCCTGGTTATGTTGTTTGGGGGCAGTTAACAACACAAGCAAGACCAAGTGCTCTACAAGATTTAAATATTGTTAGACTTGTTTTATATGTTAAGAGAGCATTTGAGGAATTTTGTAGGTTCTTTATATTTGAACAAAATGATGAAGTTACTTGGTCATCAGTTTCTACAAACTTAGTGGAGTTCTTAGAAGTAATTAAAAGCAAACGTGGTCTGTATAGCTATGCAGTTGATGTTGGCGCAACAGACTATGAAAGAAAAACAAAGAGATTCCATGTTAATGTAACTTTAGAACCAACTAGAGTTGTAGAACAAATTGAGTTAAATTTCTTCATTAAATAAGCAAAAAAATGAAGGCGGTCTGGGTGAAATATACCAGATCGCCTTCATTCCGTCGTTAAGGAGACAATGGCATTCCCAACGGAACAACCGATAGGGAGTGCTTTGAAGATCCGTCTAAAATCTTGGTTGTATAGACGACATATACCAAAACATCCTTTTCAGTATCATACCATCGAGCAATCTTCATAATTTTACTCCCAATTGATTTACGAAAATGTCCAATGTCCTTATTGTGATTTTTATTGATGATTCGATTTCCCTTATCATCAATAGGAACTGGTTTGGTTAATCGGCAGGCGATTGACGTATTGCTGGGATCAGAGATTGCTGTCCATGAACCCGCTATAACCTGAGTAATGTAAATTGATACAAATGAATTTTCCGGATCATCAATTCGTAGAACTAAGATTTTATCATCTCGTGGTCCCATCCGATCAATGTTTACAACTTCGCCAATCTTAACTGCTTTTGTTGCACCGAAAGCAGCGATTGGAATTAAGAAAGAAATGAGTACGACTGCAATAATATATTTTTTCATTTGACTGGCTCCTTATCCGTTTCAGATTTATACTTTAGATCCCATTGATACATCCCACAGAAACACAGAATATGAGTTGCAATCCAGTATAGAACTAACCACCACCATCCCAAAGCAACAGATACAAAAAGATTAATGGTATACATAACAACAAGAGGTTTCATGGGTTTGACTCGAGCTTTCATGATGGTAAGCAATATAAAAACGATCATTACAAAAGAAGACCAAAACGTGTAAATATTTTCAGCCCATTTTTGTTGGAAGAATCCACCAATGATGCCAATGACAAGAAAAGCAATAAGCATCCCGAGAGCTATGTAATTCTGTTTAGTTAACGGTTGTGATCCATTCTTCATTAGTGTCTCCTTTATAGTTCTAGCGGACATTTGTCCTTTTGTTTATGTAACATTCTTCGAAACTTCTTAAATGGTTTTGAATTGTTCCAGATCTCTTTAATGTCTTTTTTGCCAATGGGGATTGCCCATTCTCCTTTGTTTGCAAAACTACACGGCATCAGTTTCATATCCGGAGTAATATATGCTGACATTCTTGCGCCTTCGCACGTATCAATTGATAGTTGTTGAAGTTCGGTAGGAGTACTCTTTTTTAAAACGTGATTACAAAGGCAAGAGTCCATCCCAACTTTAAATTTTGCTTTGGAGTTAAAAATAAGACTTGAGAAGACACCAAATTGATATTCAGTTGGTCTCATACCAATTAAGTTTTGCCCTGCTCCTGCCGGTTTGAATAGAAGAAATATCACAGCATTAAGTCTATCAATGTCAACTAAACTATAATCACCTTTTGTTGATTTTTTCATCCATGGATTGCTGCCATATAGGATTCTTATGACCTCACCGAATGATGGTTGTGAGAAGATCATATGAATGTTAGTTTTAATTCTTGCATCCATAAATCTTTTGAGAGCTTCATATGTAGTTGGGGTTTGATATTCACTCACAGCTACGGCACCACACATTTTTGAGATTTCAATTTCATCGTCTGTTAAATCAATTCCGCTTGTCGTATAGTTTGGTATGACGTTATTTTCTCGGGCGTATTCAATGATCTCTTTGAAGTTCTCATGTTTATTGGGATCCCCTCTACCGCCCAATGCAACTTGATTTGTGTGATGTTTTACTTGATCAATTATGCTTTTGAAATCTTCTAATTTCATATTCGGGTTGTTTTCATGACCTTGGTAACAAAATGCACATTTATTTACACAAGTGCCCATCACCCCAATGTCTAATAACGAGGGAAGCTGTAATGAAAATGGGTCTGGTTTTCCATTAGCTCCTCTCATCATCTCAAATCCTGACTGTGGATCGAAGAATATTTCGTAGTCGTCATTAATAAAACATTTAATCTTTCTTTGACTAATCATAATTTGACTCCTTCTTCTGGTCCATTAGTTTCTATCTCTGGGGTCGGGGACTTTTCTTTTTCATCTCTCCCTTCCTCTTGAGTGTCTTTGTTGAGTACTTTTTCAAAAGACTCCTTTGCCTTTATAATTGCTTCTTTCACTTCGGGTTTAATTTCTTCAATTGTCTCTTTTACTTCTTCGATGACTCCTTTATCCTTATCGTGAATAACTACCTCTTTTTTATCCGCATCATCATCAAAAAATAAATTGTAAATAAAGATCAAAAAGAAAATTCCGCCTAAACTAATACCGCCTCCTGAGCTTTTACTCACACAATCCCTCCTTTCAAGTCAAATAGATAATATCAAGAATTCATTTTCATTTACTTATTAATATATATAGTTTTAAGATCTTTTACTTGTACTTTCTAAGAACAAAATATAAAATGAGGTTGTGGTATTTAAATGGGAAAAAAATATATTGAACCAATAGATTTTGGATTAGAGTCTTTATTTCCTGTTGATTCCTTCCCGGAAGTACCAGAACGGAAAAAGAAAAGGCAAATAATACGATCACTTTACCCAGAAAGCAAACTTGAAAATATACCAAGAAGAGCAATGATCGACCTTGATGGAACCATCCACAAATATTCAAAAGGATATGGTGATGGTACTATCTATGACGATCCATTTGCAGATGCGAAAAAAGTTATTGAATGGTTAAAAAGATTAGGTTACGAAATAGTTATTTTTACCACTCGTGCGTCACAAGAAAATGCCGTCGAACTAGGCGGCGACCATGAAGAACAGATCCAAAAAATAGGAAAGTGGCTGGATAAGCACGGGATTCATTTTGACAGAATTACAGCAGAAAAATTAGCAGCCGATTTTTATATCGACGATAAAGCGATTCATATACAAGATGGGAATTGGGATGCAGTTCTCAAAGTTATCCAAAAACGAATTAACTATAAAGTTGCTGAAGCAACGCGGAGGTTATAAGAAATGAAAAGTTCATTTTCTGAAGTACAGAACAACTTTTATACCAGAAAATTTGGGGGAACATCTATCGGTGTTGCTGATCCTTATGTAACTGGGTATCACTTTATTTGGTTTGACAAGATTCCTGAGTTACTACCAAGCTCAATCAAATTGAATAATTCTGGTATTACTGGCGGAAGCGGTCTTCAAAGTAAAGAAGAAATACAAAAAGTATTAGCAGCAACATGTCTTTCTGTTACACCACCAGGCGGAACTCTGAATAAAGTTGAGTACACTGGATTAGGTGGAGTAAAGTGGGCAGTTCCTGGTAATATTGATTATGGTAATACAGTATCTGTAAAATTCTTTGAATTTAATAAGACTCCAGTCCTAGATATTATGCACGGTTGGGTTAAATTAATCAGAGATTATAGAACTGGTGTCTCTTCTCCATCTCTAGAAGATGGATCAGAAGGCATCGGATATTCAAAAAGATCATATGCTGGTCTAATGTATTACTGGACTACAGCTCCTGATGGTGTTACAGTTGAATATTATGCTTGTTACGATGGCATGTTTCCAGCAAAAGATCCACAGGACTTATTCACAAGTGATGTAGAAACTGTTGGAAGGCTGGATGTTGAAATTGAGTTTAACGTCGATTACGCTTGGCATGAACCTTGGGTCTTCAAAAAATGTCAGGGGTTTGCTAACGGTATGTTCAAGGAAAGTCAGAGCAAGGTTCTAGCTTATAATACATAAGGATTATAATATGATAAACCTTAAATTAGTTGCCTATTTGATGGTTTACGAATCTGATCTCAGTAAACCAGCTAAATTACAGTTGGTTAACTTTTTGAAAGAAGCAACTGAACCACAGATTAAGTTATTTGTAGTAGAGGGAAGAGTTGGTAATGTTTCTCAGAAGCAGGAGTTGGAGCTAGATTCTATACTAGAGGTAGCTCCAATTGCTGCCTACTATGCTTCTGGAATTGTATGGGGCGCGGCAATTGCGTTAGCTATGAAAGCATTTAACAAATACCATGGAGAGGCGGCCAAAGCATGTGCTGAAAAGAGAGGCAGAGAAAAGAAGCTGTGTATGAATGTTTATACAGTAAGAGCTTATCAACAAAAAATTACTGTCCTGAAAACGGAAGCTGGAAAATGTAATCAAACGGCTGATCCGAAAAAATGCCGTGAAAAATTTATTAAAAATATAAAAGTTGTTGAAAAACAATTGATAAAAATAAGATCAAAGATGTTTTAACAAGGAGCCAAAAATGAGAAGAGACTTAGAATTAAAATTATTTGCTGCTGAATCAGTTGTGGGGTCTCGACTATCAAAAGCAGCAAAACTTCAACTTATTAATTTCATCGAACATGATGCAAGCGACGCGCAAATAAAAGCTCTTATCATGGATGGAAAAGTAACACAGTTGGATGAGTTGGCAGAGCAAGTTGTACATGATAGATGGACTGCTTTAATATCTTAAATAGAAGTTTTAAATAGATCCGAAAGGAAAGGAGATTAATAGAATGACATTTACAGGATTTAATATTAAGTACCCGGAGTATGAAGTAGTAACCCCCCAAACAAAGCATTCATTCACATTACGAAGTTTGAATGTTCAAGAAGAAGAAAAATTAAAAGGGAGTATGATTTCTCCACAAAAAATCGCAGAGCATTTAAATCAATGTTTATTTGATTCTTTAGTTAAGAAACCTGAAGTAGTTAAAAATCTTGACACATTTTTAAGAAATGTAACATTAAAAGATAGGGATGCTCTCTTATATGGTTTATACCATGTTACATATGAAGAGATTAGAAACTATGAACTCAAGTGTGGTTCATGTTCTAAACAATACCCAGTTACAGTTAAAGCATCTGATACATTCAATTTTGTACCATATCCTCGCGCTGATATTTTAAAAGCAAGAATAAAAGTTGAATTGCCAGCATCTCCAGGTGTAAGTGCGACGATTAAGCAACCAACCTTATTTGATGAAGTTTCAAGTATGAGGACATTAAGTTCAAGACCAAATAGTACAATGGACTTAATAACTGAAACTCTTATTATTGAGTCTTTTGAGGAAAATGTTCCAGAGAAGACTGAAGAGCTTATATATAAAGATAAGGCGGATATTATTGATGCGTATCTTACATTACCTGCTAAAGACAAGCGAGCAATTTACAGAGCTTATGACGAGCAATTTGGAAAATTTGGAGTTAAACTAAAAATGAAAAGTTATTGCCCAGCATGCGGGGTTGACGAAGACCATGATATTGACTTAGTGGAAAACTTTTTTCGTTCATTATATGGGGCGGAGTGATAGCAAAGATGATGCTGTCGAGATTTATAGGAAATCCTCTTCCCTGGACGTTTATGCTTGCATGGA